TAAACGAGATAAATCTTTCCGTCATCTCTTTGGTAATAATATTCCCCTTGTTCAAGCGTCTTGTCTCTCGGGTGAGGAATATATGCCTCAATCATTTTCTGCTGTCTCTCTGTCATATTATCTCCTTATTCACCCCTTAATAAAAAACAGATTTCTTTCTTTTCGCCGTCCTCGGTTTGAACGCTTCGCAGGTTTCGTTTAGGAAATCGGGAACACACGGTCTCGGCTCTCCATGTTCTAAAATATAATGACACATCGGATAGGTTTGAGCGGATTTCCCTCCCGCGTTCTGACCTCTCCAGTAATAGCATTTCATACAAGGCATTAGTTTTGGGTAGTGTTCGTCTCTGTATTTTGAGTTATCGTCCATATTATTTCACCCTCTCGATTCTGTATAAGTCAAGATCATAGTGCCTTTCTTCCTCTTCGGTCAGCGGTCGGTCATACACAATTACATCGTGATACCGCTTACTGTCATATCTGCGGATTACGCCTTTGGGCTGCGCTCCGGGGCTGAATCCTCTCAATCTCATTCCGTAATGCCATAATCTGTTGCTCATCATCCGTACCTCTTCCATATTTCATCGTTTTCGGGCTTCCATTCATTTTTTACCGCTCGCCAATGCTCAACATCGACGCCGATTTTTCTCAATTCATATACGGCGTAAAATTCCTTCTCACGCTCGCCCTCGGCGGTGATCGGTGTCTGTCGGTAATAATCCATAAGCTCTTTTTCGGTTTCAAGATAGTGCTCCCAAAATTGACGGAGCCTCTTTTTGCCGAATCCGTAATGTAAGTGCAGGGTCAAAAGCACCTGAGCGTCATTATTACACCCGTGTTTCTCGGCGTGCTGGATTAACTGCCGGTTAACCTCTGCGTTCAGAGCCTTTTGCCCTTCCTTTGTTAACTCATATCTCGGTATTGCTTTCATTCCGTTTTGCTCTCCTTCGCTCTGGTATTCCAAGCGTCAATTGCTTTAATTTTTTCTTCCTTGCCGCAAAATGAGGCTATTGCTCCACAATTAAGGCATTTAATCATATAAATACCAGTGAAGCTATGAGCACCTGCTACTTTTTCGCTCCCGCAAAACGGGCACGGTTTTAATTCATTCATTCTTCGTTATCCTCACTTTCATCTTCATTTACCTTGCTGCAATTATCACATTCACCGGGGCAATAATCGCCGTCGCATTTCTCGGGCGTGTAAGCCCATTTACTTACGCTCATTTTGTTCTCCTTCCTTTCTCCATCAGCACAATAAAAATCTTCTGTTACACCGAGTTTTGTCGAGCCGAGCATGATATGATTACACTCATACTTTTCTCTATGTATGCAATCCTTACACCTCACTACCTCTACAACATCAGCAGAGGGCATATTCTTGATATCGGAAATCGTCTGCTTTAATACTGTGCTTGACTTTATTCCATCAACTGTTTTCCAATCCCACAGTTCCGTTTCTATTGCCTTGATAAGTTCATCTGCATTTATGTATTTAGGCATTTTATTATTCATCGTCATATATCCCTTCAATATTATCTTCGGTGACCGCAACAGTCTCTTTTATCACCTTTGCTATCTCGGCGGCGACCGCCTCGGCTTCCTCTTTTGTTTCGTATAATGCGCCCTTGCCGCCACACCATACTTTATACATTGTCTTTCCTTTCTGCCCAGTATGAGGGCGGCGGTTGTTTGTAATCGTCCATTTTTCCGAGTTCACGCAAGTGTCTGTAAATGGTGGATTCCGATACGCCGAAATCGGCTTTAATCTGTATAATTTCGGCTTGCGTATGACTGTAAGCTTGTAGGCGCTCAAAGTATTCATCGGGCATTTGCCTTCTCGGCTTGCCGAATTTAACGCCTTTCAGCTTCGCCGCCGCTATTCCCTGTGCTTGCCGTGTTTTTATGTTGCTGCGCTCATTTTCGGCAACAAAAGCCAGTATCTGCAAAACTAAATCCGCTATAAAGGTTCCGAATAAGTCCTTGTATGTTCGAGTGTCAAGCAACGGCATATCGATAACAACTATATCCGCCTGAATCTTGCGGGTGATAACTTCCCACTGCTCTTTAATCTCGCGGTAATTTCTGCCGAGTCTGTCAATGCTGAGCACATAGAGAATATCATACTTTCGGAGCTTCCGTATCATATATTTCCACTGAGGACGGTTAAAATCTTTGCCCGACTGTTTGTCAATGAAGATGTTCTTTTCGGGCACACCTTTCTCCTTCATAGCAAGAATCTGCCTGTCCTCGTTCTGGTCTGCGGACGATACTCTTGCATATCCGTATATCTCCATTTTTCACCTCAACCTATAAAAATCATTCCCATCGAACGAGCAGACCTGCACCTGCGATGAGTGCCACGGGCTATAGCCTGCACACCACGCTATAATCGGCTCTTCGGTGACTACAATGTGATTATAGAACACATCGGTTACCGCTCGCCTTACTCGCTCATTCGGGGTCTTTGTGAAATACTCTTGATATGTTCGGCGCACCGAGGCTATATCGTATGCGTGCCCGAGTGACCTCTCACGGATAATCTGATTGCGGATTGCCTGTGCCACCGCCACGCAGCCCTCATACGATCCGTACCCGGTTTCATTCATCACTACTCCGCATATCTCATCATATTCCGCCGCCGTGATATAGACCTCTTCGCCGTTGTTGTGGTAAAACGCTATTTTTGAGCCTATTTCAGAGCTTTTTGCCGTTGTGGTATAAAATGTTGTATTATCGGTCAAAGTCTCTGTTTCCGTCTCTGTCGGCTCGGTTTCAGCCGCTTCGGTTGAAATTTCAACGGTTGATTTTTCCTCGGTAGTTTCAATTTCGGTGTTTTTTGAAATTGTTTCCTCGTTCATCCGACAAGAGAGCGAGAATATCAGCGTAAGCGTAATGAGAATTGTTATTATAGGTTTCATACAACCTCCTAATTAAACCATTTGTGAATCATCAGTAACTTCCTTCTTTAATCAGGCGGTCAATTCTGCGTTCCACCTGCGACCAATTCATCATAACCTCGCATTCGCCTTTGTGCAGTTTAATTCCTTTGCCGTCGTGACCTTCGCCCGAATCTCCCCTGCCGTTTATTGCGTGAGAGCGACCGCCAATGCCGTATTCCATTTTTAGCATTTCTATTCTTTTGCCTTTGTCGGTATGCTCTGCAAAGAACGCCTTTATTCTTTCCTTGCCGCCTGATATACCGCTGCCGCCCGCAAGTGCTCTGTCTATCTCATCATCCGTGATATACATAGCAGGCTCGTTGTCCTCGGCAATAGTGCTCTTATATTCATTCCGCACCATACCTAACTCTGTAACTTGCTTGAACAATCTTCCCGGATTATAAAAACTAAATCGCAATACCTTTTCGCCGTTTATTCCAGCTTGGATAATCTCATTCAGTTTATCTACAATCTTTACGGGATTCGTTTTCAGCGTTTCGCTGATTTCTCGCACTAAATCGGGAAATCCCAAATGTTCATTACTGAATGAATATTCATATCCTGCGGTCAGATCACGGAACATATATGTTAATGACTGCGCTATATCATCCCTCATATAGTCGGGAGCCTCGTCAATCTCTTTTTGTGTTGCGAAAATCCCGGCTGCAAGCATACTCTTGATTTTGGCTTCGACCCATTCCCAAGTATAATCCTGCGTTATATGCCAGCATTTCACAGTCATTGTATATGAGCGGAATTGAGCAGATACCTTCGTTTCTCCGTCTTTAAGTCCGTATCCGCCGTAATATACATTTTTCAAGAATTCGGTATTGTCTGCTTTCCCTTTTGAGAATTCGGCGATTATCATTTTTCGGGAATCCTCAATACCGCCGTATCGTAATATCTGTTCGATATATTTCTCTGGTATTTTTTCTTTGCTTTCAGCAGGGATCTCGATAGTTGCAAATGTTAACTGTTCGTATGTCATGTTCCCGTACTCCCGAATCCGTTATCACCGCGCTCGGTGTCGCCCAGAGCGTCAACAAATTCAATCTCGGGCGCTATGTACGGCACAAGCACAAGCTGAGTTATCTTCATCCCTCTTGTGAATCCTTTAATAGAATCCCCGTGATTGTAGAGTTTTGCCACTATCGACCCTGTATAGCCCTCGTCTATCACTCCCTCGGAGGTTATGCCGTACTTCACATTCAGACCCGATTTGCTTTTGAGCATACCGACATAGCCGTGAGGGATTTCGATATGCACGCCCGTGTCAACCACAAAGCTCTCACCGGGATTTATTACGAATGAAACGGGAGTGCAGAGGTCAAGACCTGCGTCTGTTGCGTGCGCCCTTACGGGCTTTATTGCGTTATCATCAAGTTTGATTTTCATTTTTTTTTCCTTTCATATTTGAGATTGCCGCTCAGCTCGTTATCCTTAACGAAGCCGAAATCATAGCTTCTGGTATCAGCTTGAGGTATTTTGCCCTGCTCGCGATCTTTGCGGTACCAGTTTCGCATTGTAGCGAGGTGATCCGTGTATTTCTTACCTGTGGATTTCATATAGCCCGACAGCTTGTCAATGTAGTTAGACCAAGACGGGCATTCAGCTTTCCATTTGGCGAGTTCTTCGTCTGAAAGAAGAACATTCAGATATTCGCCGTATTTTTTTCGCGGGGGCTTACTCTCTTCATTTAATTTCTTTTCATTTCTTTTCTTTTCATTTGGAGCAGAAATGTTTACATTTTCGCTTGAAATGTTTACATTTTTTGCCAAAATGTTTACATTTTCATATTTTTTGTAAACATCTCCCACAAGGTACTCTTTATAAACATCAATCTTTTTCTGCCGTTTTGAGGATTCAAAAAAGTTTTCTTGAATAGCCTCGTTTGTCAGAATGTTGTATTTATCATAAAGTGCCTTGTCATAATATCCGCGCTTGACTGCGGATAAAATTATTTCAGACACCATACCGCTACCCACACCGTTCCTGCGTGCAAACAACGATATGACATCATCTGTTGCCTCAAGATAATAACTACGCTGCTTAAACATTTCCTGTTGCAGTTTCACGATTACCCCAAAGCCCTTAATGCCGAAATCGGCTTGAACAAGCTCCAAAGGAATAGAATCAATGACCGGAAGAAGAATATACTTCTTAATTGATTCCATCTTATCTCCTTATCTCTGTGATTGTTAAATCAGGGTATTTGTGCTCAAACATCTTTCGTTTGAGCTTATAAACATCGGTTTCAAAGCCTTTTGTATCTTCTACAATTACTTTGCCTTTCTCTATATCGTAATAGGCAAAATCGGCTCTGTATGAGCAACTGCGATATGTTTTGCCGTTCTTCTTAAAGGACGGGATCAATTCATATTCGGGCTGCAACTGCAACGCTTGAATCTTGCCTGCCCTTTCAAGAATCTTCAGCTCCGCATATCTTTTCGCTTCGAGTTTTGAATCAAAAGTGATTCCGTCTATGACGGTCTTATGATTTTGATATTTGCGGTAATACGGATTCGTCATAAAAGTATCTCCTATAATGCACCGGCTCGCCGTATCTGTTTTTGCCCGTTTCGGGGCGTGATTTCAGAGGATAGCCTGCTCGGATCATATCGGAATATCTCGCTCCGAAGTTCCCGACGCCGAGGTCTCTGAACGCTTCCAGACGGGTGATCGAGCCGAATTCTTTTATATATCCGTCTATTCTCTCAATCTGTTTCATTTTTACCTCACACATAGTTCTTTTTGAATATGGCGCGGAATTCGTCAATCGTGAGATTGTAATTCTGCATAATGCGGTGCTGAAACTCTTTTTTGAGGGCTTCCCTCAGCTCGTATTTATGATGAATTTCTTCGTGACAATCTCTGCACACCTTGATTACCGCGCCGTATTGCTCGGATTTGTTTCTCATTGCGCCGTTATATATATGGTGTCTGTCCGTCGCTCTGCCTCCGCAGAGGTAGCAAATATCAGAACGGGAGTGTTTCGTCATCGTCGGGCACCTCATACATTTCGGGCGGTACTTCGTATTCGACATTCGGCTTCGAGGGCTTTTCCTCTGTCTTTCCACCGCAGAATGAAATTTGATCCGCAATTATTTCGGTGCTTTTTCTCTTATTGCCGTTTTTATCTTCCCAGTTACGGGTCTGAATTGTTCCCTGCACGGCGATCATTGATCCCTTTTGAAAATACTTGCTGACGAATTCGGCGGCGTTTTTCCATGCTACCACTTCAAGGAAATCCGCCTGCCTCTCTTCGCCCTGCTTGACAAAATTTCTGTCAACAGCGACGGTGAAGGAACATACCGAAGTGCCGGTGTTTGTCTTTTTAAGTTCGGGGTCGGCGGTCAGCCTTCCCGTTATAGCTACTACATTTAACATTGTTTTTCCTCCCATAAACTGAGCATATTATTTAATTCATCGGGCGTTGCCGTTTCGATTCCCTGCTCTTTGCAATCCTGCTGAATCATATTGATAAGCCTTGACATCTGAGCGGTATCAAAAACGCTTGACCCCTCATAACAGTAAAAATTTACACATCCGTCAATCTTACTGTCCTCTTGTATCGCCTGCCAGCCGATTTTATCTTTTTCCCAGTCACGCTTAAAACGCTTTGCGTTCTTTTCCTGAACACAAACGACCGTGAAATTTCCGCCGACATCTCTAATGTATTCCCGGTAAATATCGCTGACTTTAATTCTTGTGACCGCGGCGAGCTTATTCATTAAAGCCCAAGCGTATGCGTTGGCGTCAAGTGAGCGTTTCTCTCTGTGCTTTGCAAGGGTTAAATCCAATTCGCCCTCAAGCGCGGAAATTTCCTGCTTATATATCCTCGATATATTCAGGGTCAAAAGAATGTTACCGCGCTCGTCATACGCCGTGCTTTGCACCTTAACCTTCTGTATCATTCGTCATCGCCTTTTCAAGACATTCGGGGCAGAGTATATATGCTTTGTTGTATTTTTTCAGGGTCTCTGCCTTGCTGATTCCTACCTGCTGCCGGTCGGTAATTTCCTTCTTGCATTTGGCACAATGTGGATATTCTGTTGCTTGATTATTGATAGCATTCTGTACTTCCTCATAAGAGGCGACAGATGTGTCAATTCCAAATCCGCAATCCTCTGATTGACCTCGGCGTAAGCCTTGCCTTTAATATCTGTTGTTTTTATCGTTTCATTTGCTTTCTGCAACTGTTCGTATGTCATACCTTAACCTCCAGACTTTCCATCCACTCATCGGGCGTTAAGTCGTCCTCGGTGGCGTATTTTTTAATTATTTCTCTCTGTTTATCCTCGGGGAGCTTTTTGAAATCCTGCAATAAAAGTTCCTCGATTTCTTCCTTGCTGTATGCAAACGAAAGAAAATGATTGAGGTCTATCATTGCGTCGGCTCCCTCGGAGATTTTTATTGCATTGTCAAGGGTGAGCGTGTCGGTGAATTCGTCTGATTCAACGAAACACTCAGGGCAGAGACCGTGGTATCTTCTGAGGTCAAGATCGTCAAGCCCCGCTCCACACTCACGGCAGGAGTATTCGTCATCATCGGAATCCATATCGTTACTGTCGAAGGTGTATTGCCATTTATCGGTATAATCCCAAGTCACTTGCTCCAATCCTCCTTATAGATATGTGTTCCTATCCATATAGCGATATTGCGTTTGATTCCGGGCATTTTGTTATCGAGCTTGACCCAGCCGATAAGTGCCATCGTAATCAAAAAGAACATACAAATAACCTGAAAAATTTCAAATCCTGTAAACCACATAATAAAATCTCCTTATCGTCAAGCCCTCAGCCGAGGATTACGGCTGTGTGTGGGTTTATATTTAATTGTGAGGATTTGTCAATGAAAAAAGAAAAAATTAAAGGACGATTATATCAAAGGCTCTTTCACCGCAATCCTCGACGGAAGGCTTGACATTTAATTGTAATCTTGATAAAATAGTTGTGCTGAATTTGGACATTTCAGCTTTTCTTCAACCGTTCTCTGCGCCAACAGAGGGCGGTTATTTTCTGTATTTTTCGTAAATGAGTCTGTTTATGTCCTCGGCGAGATATATCTTCTTCCTTCCCACCTTTGAGAACGGGATTTTTCCCTCCTTCTCCATCCTGATTAAAGTCTTGGGTGTGATATGCAGCGCTTCGCAGACTTTATCAGAGGTTACTGTTTCGACTAACATCATTCATCTCCTTTCACTATCCCTATTTCAGGGACGGTCAGGCTAAAAAAATAAGAGCGCGGGCGTTCAGGTCATCGATTCCGCAGGCTTCACAAAACTTCACAGCGACATTTATGGGTAAGTCCCTTTTGCCTCTCTCATAGTCGCTATAAGTTGAGGTTGATATGCCGACCGCCTGCGCTATCTCTTCCTGTGTCATTCCGGCTCTGATTCGGGCTGCTTTCATTTCGAGAGCGTTTACCATTTGCTGACCTCCTTTCTCTGTCCCTCTTTCGGGGACACCCATATATTAGCATATCGGTTTTCGATTGTCAACCCTTTTTTTGGGATATTTTTGAGATTTTTTCGATATTTTACAGATTTCTATTGATTTTTACCCCGTTTTAATGCTAAAATAGGGACGAGGAAGGAAGTGATGAAATGAATATTGATAATAAAACATTAAATGAAATGGACGAAATCATCAGAAGGCTTCGGGAAGTTATCAAGGAATCGGGAATGTCTTATGCTGTTCTCTCGGAGAAAACGGGAATCGCGAAATCGAGTTTGCAGAGATACGCAACCGGGCAGATTAAAAGAATACCGATAGACAATATAAAAACGATTGCTGAAGCCTGCCACGCCTCCGCTCGTTATGTTATGGGATGGGAACAGAAAGATGACAATTTCGTAATATTGGATAATTACAAATATTACGAAGTCCCCCGGTTTGATTCCATAGCAGCGGGATTCGGTGTGATTGCAGATTCCAACCCCGTAGGTTCCGACCTCCTCCCCTTCAAGACGGAATCCGAAGCAAAGGAAACAATGACTATAAAAGTTTCGGGTGATTCTATGTTCCCAAAAATCGAGGACGGAGATGTGATCGTTGTCAGAAAACAGACCTCGGTCGATTCGGGAACGGTCGCCGCCGTTCTGATTGACGGTGAGGACGGAGTGGTCAAGAAGGTTACCTACGGAGACGATTGGATTATCCTCCACTCTTTCAATCCCGAATATATGGATAGGGAATTCAGAGGAGCGGATGTTCAGAGGATAAGAGTCCTCGGAAGAGTGATGAAAGTGATTAAGGAGTTCTGAAATGAAAAAACGAGCTGATGGCCTTTACAAGATAACCGAAACTATCGAGGTCAACGGAAAGAAAACGAGAAAATATTTCTATGGTAAGACCATTCAGGAGGCGAAACGAAAGAGAGACGATTTCCTCCGCTCCCGCGATTCCGTTCTGATTACCTTCGGGGACGCGGTTGACCTTTTTGAAACAATCGAAAAGCCCCGCATTTCCCCTTCTGCATGGAAAACAAAAAAAGAACGCCTCAAAGCGTTCAATAAACTCAATTCTGTTAAATTGGATTCGGTCACTCCGCAGATGATAGCTCTCGAAATAAACAAGCTCGCGATTAAGAATCCGAAAACCGGAAAACCCTCGGCAAAGCGCACCCTGACGAGATACCTTTCAGCCGTCTCCAATGTTTTTGAGTATGCTATCTCCGAAAGATTGACCGAATACAATCCAACGAAGTATGTCAGAATCCCGTCAAATGCGCCACAGATTGAACGAGACGCGCTTTTACCCGAAGAGTATAGACTTATACTATCCCACACCGAAAAAGACTATCTCGCGCCGATAATTATGATTCTGTGCGGTTTACGAAGGGGAGAATTGACCGCGCTTACCTATGGCGACATAAATAACGGTCAAATGACGATAAACAAGTCTTTTGATTTCAAAACGGGAACGATTAAACTCCCGAAGAGTAAAGCAGGCATTCGTCAGATACCCGTCCCCGACAAGCTGAAGCCTCTCCTCAAGGGGAAGCCGAATGAATATGTCATCGGCGGAGCGAAGATGTTCACCGAGGCTAACTGGCTCTCCCTTCGCAAAAGGTTAATCAAGGAGCTTGGCTTCGAGTTCACTTGGCACCAACTTCGGCACACTTACGCGACAATTTTGTACGATTCGGGAGTTGATGTTCTGTCCGCTCAAAAGTTTATGGGACACTCCGATGTAAAAGTCACTCTCGGGATTTACACTTCCCTCTCTGAAAAACGGCAGGAGAAATCCATCGAGAATCTTAACAAATTTCTTGCGTGATTTACTACCCCATTTTTACCCCACAATCGAACTAACATAGAGGGAAATAGAGGGACATTACAAAAAGATAAAAAACAGAAAAAACCGTTGAGACTCCTTGAAAAATAAGGAATTTCAACGGTTTTCAGTTGGAGGTACCACCCAGATTTGAACTGGGGAATCGCGGTTTTGCAGACCGCACAGAGTCTTTATTTCTCAAAGGGTTTCGGGTTTATTACCCCATATTTACCCCAATTCAAATTTTATTGACATAGGAGTAGAAAATCCACCCCTCTTTTACCTTCGCCCACTTTTTCGAGGCGTCGAGATTTTCGATTGAGATTTTCTGCCCCTTTTTCAGCTCGCCGATTATGTTCCCCGAGGTTGACGGTTTTGATCTGATATTGACATCATCTTTAATAATTCTGTAAGGGCGTAAAACACCGAGAAATCCTTCTGAAACATATCTGTGAGTGCAATACTTGACCTTTGAGCCTTTCGGGTAATTTTGGTCTATGGTATAAATCTTGCTTGTTGTTGAATTGTTATTGTAGGCTACGCAGATATGTCCGTATTTGTTTTTCTCTGTGAACACACAAATATCTCCCTCAATCGATACAAATGTCTGCGTGTTCGGGATTCTGTCGCAGCTCTTAATCAATTCTTCGTGAGCATGATAACCCTCATACCAATTCCGGGCGTCACCGAAATTCCAATACTCTTTCAGTTTCGGGAATCTCTCATAGAAACCTAACACCTCAGCGCAATAGGATTTAGCCAAGTCCACGCATTGATGAGGAGTGTCAGTAAATTTATTATACTGAACATATTTGCCGAGGTGCTTTGATACCCATTTACTCAGTGTCATTTCCATCACCGCCCGTTTTAAGGTCATAAAAATTAAATTCCGCAACAACCGCCTCAATCAGCATATCCATTTCAATATCCGAAATCTCAATACCTTTTTGATTCAGCATAGCGACGATATTTTCTTTTGCTTTTTCGAGTTTCTCGGCTCCGTGCAAATCACGGTATAACTGTTCGACCGCCTTTACGCAGGTTTCAACAACATCTTTTTTTGTTTGATTGTCAATCTTTTCCTGATAGATTCGTTTGATTTGACTTGCTATGAATCCCGCAAAAGCCGTCAAAACCGCATAGACGATAGTCAAGCCGTAATTGTCGATAAACTCGGTAAACAGTTTCATTTTGCGTCATCCTCCAAATCCTGTATTCTGTGATTTATGACTTTGATTTGCTCCTCAACAACGGGCATTCTCTGGGCGAAACCGTTGTGTTCTCTGACCTCACGGGTCAGTTCCTCAATTTTGGTCGTCATTTTTGCCTGCTCAACCTTAAATTCTTCCGCTTGCTTACGGCTTGAAGCCCATACAGATAGAATATTGCCGAGCAGGGCAAGCGCGCCTGTTATCAGCGCCACGGTTACAGCTTCCGACATCACAACACGCCTCCATTCGGGAACAGGGTGTTGATAAAGTCCCACATATACTGTATGAGTTCCGTGCTGTCATAGGTTATTATTCTGCCGAGCATATCCAAGACCTTCTCCGCAAGTCCGCTCTGAATATACCACTCAACGGCTTTCTGTATAAATTCAATGATAATATTCATTTCTTCACCTCGTGCCAATTCTTTGACCCGCATTTCGGGCAGCTCTGATATTTCTCCCTTATCACGGGATAAACCGCAGTCCACCTGTACCCGCAGTTTCCGCATACGACTTTTTTGGCTTCAAAGCCGAATAACTTTAATAAGAATTTCATACCGATACCCCTTTAATCGTTAGTCGGTAATTTATATCCAATGTTAAAAACAAGTGTTATTGATTCGCCTGCGGCTAATACTAACGGGGTGTCAAAAATGTAGCACCATTGTAACGCTGTGCTGTTACTTGACGAAGAATAATAGTTTGAAACTCTTGATGTAATGCTCGGTATTGACACTTCCGCTCCAGTATTATTTTTGACGGTAACAGGACAAGAACGAAAATAAGCGTCGTTAGTTTTTACCAAGGTATCGCTTGCTATTGCTGGAGTTACCGCAACATTGCTGATTTGATTCATTGAATAATCGTTTTCGTTGAAAGTTTCTTCAGTTGTTGACGATGCAAATATATAAGCTCCCAACAATCCTCTATATTCATTTCTCATAAATACTGTGCGTTCTGTTCCCGAAGTATCTCTCCAAGTATAACTTATAGATTTTTGTGATATGTTGCCAAACTGTAAGCCGACATAATCAATATTTGCAAGCCCTAATTTTCCAGAATTATACCATTTAAGTTTACCCATAACTAAACCTCCACATTATTAAGTGCTACCTTGAAATACAGTTCAATCCCCAAATCTATCATTTGTGGGATTACGGCTTCTCCGCCTCCGCCACCGCCATATCCGTCTTTCAAGTCCTGCACGGCACTTGTCAAGTCTGTTCTGCTCTCACCTGTAACCGAATTAGCCGATGAGATAAGGCTTTGAATTTTACTGATTAAGCTCATTCAATCACCCCCGTGCCGATCAGATCGTCAAGACCGACGATGAGGTCATACACGCATTTTGCGGAGGGGTATTGCGTGTCGGTGGATTGAGCCGAGAGAGATGTAACCTTGTTCGCTGTTTCTTCCAGCCCTGTGGGGAGAGGGTTTCTGTCTGCGTATTCCCATCGCTGCGTGGTAGGATTGTTGTATTTACTTCTCGCCATATTCGTCCTCCTCAATCGGATTGTCCGTTTCTTCGTATGTGTACTTGCAGGGGTAAAGGTCAATTGCCTCACCGTATTCGTTTCCTGTTTCTATCTGCCGAATCGTGAATCCTGCGTCTGAATAGTGCCTTATGAGCTTCGGATTGTCATTGTAAGGATATTCTTCTATAAGCATTATTACACCCCCTGCCAAGTAACATTAGTTAAGCCGACCCAGTTTGTTGCATTCTGCCATTCGGATAAAAGAGCAGACGGAACTTTGAATACTCTTGCGACCGTGCCGTAAAAGGCGTTTGTGTTTTCAAGTGTAGGCACTCCCGTACAATGAGAGAAATCAATCGTTAAGGTTGTTGTTTTTGTCCCCGCAGCCTCAAAACCGTATCGGGCAACAGCTGTTATATCTCCCTCAAAAGTTATCATTTCGCAATACCTCAAACCGCCAAAACTGTCAACCGTTATCGCTGTATAACTTGACGGTACTATCAATTCGGTTACGAGAGCGGACGCAAAGGCGTTATTAAGAATGCTTGTTACACCTTGAGGAATTGTTATGTTTGTAAGATACTTGTTATTCAACGCATGCGACCCTATTTTAGTGAGACCATTGGGTAATTTGACGGTTGTTATATATTTACAGAAAGTTATAGCTAATGTGCCATCAGCCACATAGAAGTTGTTAGGTATCTCTGTCCAGCTTCCCACAAACTCTGCCTTATGCGGATAACCGTCTGAATCATACTCGCTGAATACAAGTCCCTTTGCAGGTTGCGAGGGTAAATCCTCAATCTTCCCCTTCATTTCGCTCGGCAACATTCCGCCGCTCTCGCCCGTCTTGCTCTGTATCGCCTCGGCAATCCCGTCAAGCGTGGATTTCTTAACTGTGCATATATCGCTCATTCGCCCACCTCCTCGGGAAAGCTGATTTCTTCGCCGTTATCTATGCCGTCAACGGTATCATCGGAAGTGTCAATCCAGAGTACAGAGGTATCGGTCGGCTCGGTATCGCTTATGACAACTTGCGCAGGCAGAGTGATTCTCTTATTCACGGGAGTAAGTGTCGTTCCGTCTGCCCTCTCAACTGAATTGATAACATTGACCTCGGCTCTCGCTTCGATGTTCGCAAGTTTTTCGGATTCGGCGGTGTATATCGGGCGAGCAGGCAATCCTGATAGAGTTATAATGCTTTTATCATTTCTTATCTGTTGCCCTTGAAAGTTCGCCGTTCCAACGAAATAGTAAGCGGTAAAATAGCCGTCAACCTCATCATCAACATACGCATAGGATATTACCACATTTCCTTGATACAGAAGCCCTCTGCCTGCGTCAACATAGGCTTTCAGCTCTGCGGGCGTGTATATTGACCTGTCAACACCTGCTACCGTACGGACAATTTCAATTTGCTTACCGCCTGCGGGTACTATCGCTATTTTTTCAGCGTTTACAAGGCTGTTACCCTCTTCGTCTTGAACATCGACAATATTGCTCTCATATTCGGGAAGCGTTGCTATTTTTGTTTCGGGGTCAACGAGGGAATTGCCGTTGTGATCTCTGACATCATCGACCTTTGAGAGCGAGACATAAGCCGATCCGCTCCAACGGTAGCTTATATTCGAGGGCAAATCGACATAGATCTTTCCCGTTTCGCCCGTGAGCGGCGTAGTGTGAGCCGAATCCTCATAGAAAATGCCGTTGTCATAGTAGCCCTCGATAACATCGTCCACATAAGACGGGAGCTCTGAACTCGGCACTTTACCGCCGACAAGGTTCGCTTTTCCCGCGAGAGCCGCATCAATGAGGTCGGCGTTATCGTTCAGCACCGCGACATCAACGGGATCACTGTAATCGGGCTTGATAAGATTATAGTTGGGTGTTTGTGTTGCCATTATATGCCTCCTTAAGTTTTGGCCCAAGTGATTATGCCGTCCGAACAAGAGTAGCTGTGGTCTGCCATTCTGTATGTCGAGGACGAGTTTATCCAAGTCCAAATAGAATACTTGTATAAACTCCCTTGTGCTCCATCAGACACGGTGATTGTTTGAGATTGAACGCTCCGCCAATCTCCATATCCTGCCGGTTGACGGAAAAAGATTGGAAGATAAAACAAACCCTCATCCGCATAGCGACCATGAAATAACTTTCCGTTTTTGTAGGTTACTAATGAATAGTCATCAATTGTAATTGTAAGATTAACTGTTCCCGTGTAGTCTGTCGGGAGATTATACAATCCCCATTCAACTATAGGATTCATTTGGAAATAAGTTTCGGCTTCAAGAACAATTCCTTTTATCGTGGCTCTGAATATAAATTTACCCGCGTTTTCGAGAGTAATTTCTTCGCCGTCATCTCCCGTTCCTCTGTATCTTATAAATGTCGCTTCGCTCGTTATCTCGCCCATTATGAGAAAAGGTCCCGAAGAGCTTGAACTTTGAGCGAAGGGGGCATAACGAACGGAAACCGAATCCGTAGTTGAAACCCTGACGATTCTTCCGTTTCTGTCCTCCCAATAAATTGCGAATGTTACTCCGTCTATATGACAAGCGGATTTTATTCCCCTATGCCCTGAACTGTCATTCCAAGATAGTAGTGTGTTGAGATATTGTCCTTCGTCTATCAGAGGCTCATCGGGAACGATTACTCTCATATAGGAAGGAGTAGCCACGGGAACCTTCACGGGAACGGCGTTGAGGGTCTTGTTATGTTTCGTTGTGTATGAGGCATAAATAGTCACATAGTCGAGACCGTTCGGGACTATGGTACCCTCTGCAGGAACGCTCCACACCCGAACCCCTTCGAGAGCGGGGACAAGATTTCCGCTTTCTTCATACTTCAGCACTGTGCCGTCCGAGAAATGCAACTCAGTTCCGCCCGCACTTTTGGTCGCGGATAAGTCGATAGTCTGACCCGCCATGAACGGATTCGGCACCTTGTTAATGAATAAAACGGTCGGCTCGGCATAATGACCCCAGCCCGATAATTGAGACTGTCCGACAGGCACTTGAATCATTCGCTGCCACCTCCGTTAATAAGTTCTTGTATTTCGGCTTTGTTTAGGATAATATCCGCGTCGGCCACATCGACGCCGGAAATATAAGCCGTGATCAGATACACCGTGTCAAGCTCGCGGTCCAGGATTCCGAAGGGCGAGACGATCGTGGTCGTGTGCTTTCCCCTGAGCGCGTGTTCGGTGCAGGTCCAGGAGCTGATCTGCACAAAATACCAGCCACGTTGCTCGTCGTATTCTCTGCGCTCGATCGTTATCTTAAATTTGACGTCGGTGTCTTTATCAACTTCAAATTCCGTCGTTAAGCCTATAACCCCGAGAGTAAATTCCTGAGTAAAATACTGCTGAAACTGTTCGAGCATTACCCAGCCGCCGCCATCGAGAAACTCTCCCCAGGTCGAAGATTTGATTTCGCTCCAGGTAACAGACAGCTCGTCTTGCCATACCTGCTCCGAGGTCTGCGCGGTTTTCTCTGAATCGTTAATTGCACCCGAAACCCAGAGCCAATCCTCATTTTTGCTCTCGGTTCCGCGCGTTGAGGTTGTCGGCTCATCGGTGGTATTCTGCCCGGCACATTCTATCTTTGTGCTGCCGCCGATTTTATGGATCAGCGAGCAAATCAGCGTCTTTGTGTTCGAGGCCTGACCGCCTGTAAGCGTGACAATATCGAACAGATCCAAACACGGATCGAGAGGAATATCCGCCTCAATGGGAATGACTGTGAGCGAATCGCAGCTATCGAGAATATTTTCAAGCATCGCCGAAACCGAGTGCGCCGCTGTAACATTCTGCGTGATCTCATCGAATGAATAACCGGGCTGCTGAAGGAATGCATTCTCGCCGAGATCGAAGAGAAGCTGACCCGCTCCGGCGCTTGCAACCGCTCCCGTGTCTTTGTTTGTAACATAGAACGCCGCCGGGGACCACTGCGTATGAGCGATATCGGAGCCGAATCGGTCGCCCGCGTCAATCGTTGCAACCGAGGCTTTATTCATCAGCGGAATGACTTCAAGCTCTCCGCTCCGGTTGAAGTGAGCGGAGCAGCCGAGAGCGGCCGCGAGATGAGAAATAACATCACGGTAAGTGTTTGAATCGTCTCCCCAGTTCATACTGAGCCTGTAAGTACCGTTCGGGAGCGCTTCGATTTGTTCACGGGTATTGCCGAGAGTGACACCGCAGGCTTCGCAAAGCTGAGAGAGCCAATCATAAGGCGTCGCCTGCCCGGCTGTGATCGGAAATTCCGCGTCAAGCAGAATCATCCGGTCGTAAGCCGTGATCGTGCAGATCTGACCGCTCTGTGTCGCTTCAACGATCTTGAAGATTCCCATCGGAACCGTGCCGGTTGTTTCACCGTGAGTGACGGTGCAGTTTATCGCTATCTCTCCGCCGTAAAGCAGCGAGCGGTCAACGCCTATTCCGTCCACATAAAGACCGATCTTCAGCTCAGACGAAAAGACGGTCCCGATCCTCATCGTAGAATCGGCGATTTCGTTCGTAATCGTGCCAGAATCTTTGACGATATTCTCGGCCCCGAAACTGTGAGCGGTGCCGTTGGAATCCGTTACGGTCCCGCTCCAGGTAATTCGCCTGACCTGCTGCTGAATCGCCAGCGCGTAGAAGTTTTCAAAAGGCTCGTACATTACGCCGCCTCCAAATCCGAGAAAGTCGCCTGAATATTCCAATAAACTGCGCCGAGGGTGTCCCTGACGAGGCTTGCGGAATAATCCGAGATAAAACATACCCACGAAATCGGAGCGGCCTCAAAATCGCTGTATATCGTTAAAATCAGCGAATCCTGTTTGACTGCCGAATCAAAAACCGCTTTGACCGTACCGACCGTGGTGATTTTTATGCTCAGCGCCTTGAGAAAACCGACCCTCACCGTGTCTCTGTGAGTCGTTCCTGCTTCGGTCTGCTGACTGTATTCAACCGAGGAATATTTCTCGCTGTATTCCTCATCATTGAGTGTGACGGTGGTACCGTTAATTTTGAAAGCGTCAATGTGCATTTAATGACCTCCGCTTCTCATTGCCGTTCTTTTTGTACTTCTCTGAATTATGGCGTCAAGTTGAGTGTCTCCGATATAGACATAAACATCTCCGCCGTTATTGTTTCCGACAGCTTCGGCAATCCTGTCTTGCAGCGTTTTTTCGCCGATGAGCATTTCAGGCTGTGAGGAATCACCGACACCGATTAATTGAGGAGATGAGAACAGAGCGCCTCTCTCGGCGGCTTTCGCATACCACGAAACGCCTACGGTCGGAACGCTTCCGCTCTTCGCGTCAAATTTGCCGTTCATCTTGAAATGTGGAAGTGCTATCTTTGTATTAAATTCGAGTTTCGTTGTCTTGAATGTATTTGCCAAGTCAAGAAGGCTCTTTTTAACTTCGGAGAATGAGGTTGTCATAGTTGCAGAAAACGAGGGAGCTGCCACGCTTAATGCGTTTATACTCTTTAATAATGAATCTGTCGCTGTCGCTGTGGTGTTGATATCCTCTGAATTTTTGCTTAATGCTTTAATACCTGAACCGAGGGAAGTCATTCCCGCCGCGATATCGAAAACATTGAGATTTGTCATTCTTTCGAGGGCGTCAACCATCAGATTAAGTCCCTCTCCGCCTGCTTTGGTCTTTTCAAGTAAATTTCCGACCGCGTCAACGAGTTTCGCGATTCCCGTTGTAGCGAGTGCGATTCCTCCTCCGATTGCGAGGATGGCCGCCCCGAATACACCTATTCCAAGAGCGCCCGCGGTAAGAGCGGGACCGAGAAGGGAAGCCACACCCATCAGAGCGGCAATAGCCGCGACCATACCCAACATAGCCGCGCCCGCAGGAAGTCCGCCCTGCGCGATTGCGATTGCGCTGTCTGCGATTAGTTTCATGCCAGCTCCGACCATAGCGAATGAAGCACCGATTGCGACGATCTGAAGAGCGCCTCCCGCCATAGCACCAAATCCCGAAGCGGCAGAAGCCGCGCCCGTCGCCGCTGAAGCCGCCGAGCTTCCTATCGTTCCGAGACCGCTTGCAGCGGATGAAGCCGCTCCGCCGATTCCGCTGAATATTCCGCCGAGTCCCTTGAAAGCCCCTGCGATTCCACTTCCCAATGAAGAGAGGGGACCGGCAACAGCGACAAGTCCCCCAAAGGCGACAATAGCCGTCTTTACTCCGTCAGGGAGTGCGCTGAATCCTTCAGCCGCTTTCTGAATAGCGGGTATGGCGACATTCGCGATTGTGTTGAAAGCAGGAGCCATAGCCTCGACAAGCTCCGCCCCGATTGTTTTCAGACCGTTCATAGCCTGCTGAAATCTGTCTGTCGGGTCGAGTGTTGCTTCAAAAGTAGTTGAGACATTCCCTGCAACATTTTCCATCGCCGCGCTGAAATCTTCTGCCGATATTTTGCCGATGGCGAAAGCGTTATAAATCGAGGCACCCGCTCTCGCGCCAAACAAATCAATCGCGGCCTGCTGTTTTTCGGTCGCAGAAGCGCTCGAATTCATCGTTTCACCGAACTCGGCTATTGCTTCATTGAGAGAAACTCCGTCCTTTGCCGCGTTTTTCCACGCGGTCCTCAGCGCTGTCGAAGTGTCGGCTGTCATCAGGCCTGCCTTGTTGAATGTTGCCATCAAGCCTGCGGCGTCCTCTACACTCATGCCGAGTTCGTTGAAGGTGGCCGCGTTCTTTTGCAGAGCGTTGCCGAGTTCGTCCATCCCGATTCCCGTTGCCTGCCCCGCCGCGTTCATAGCGTCAAGGACATCAGAAGCCGTTGAAGCGTCCTGACCGAAAGCCGCCAAAGTGTTCGCAACCGTGTCAACGGAATTGGAAACATCGGTGTTGTTTATAGTTGCGAATTTTACGAATTGAGCGGAGAGAGTTTCGAGTTCTTCTCCCGTCACCTGAAACTTCGTATTGACCTCGCCGACCGCGTCTCCCGCTTTCTCAAAGTCTGTCGGAATACTCGACGCGACTTTCTTCATTGAGTCTCCGAGTTCGTCAAGAGCCGCTCCCGTCGCTCCCGTCTTAACAGCGACAGTATCCATCGCGGAATCGACTTCCTTCCAAGAGTCCGCGATTCCCTTTCCGACCTTCGCCGCGATTGCGGTTCCCGCCACGGCTTTTCCTATGGACTTTGCCATATTTGTTCCCGCAGCATTACCCGCTTTTTCACCCGCTGTTGAAGCCGCTCCCGTTAAACCTTCGGTGATGGTTTTCTGTGAGCCTTGCATATTTGGGACAATCGTCACAGTCGCGCGAGCCACCTCGACCATATTACCAGCCATATAACCACCTCTTTACTTGCCAAAAATTCGTTTGTGTAGCTCTGATTGAGGCAGAGCCGTTCCGACTTTCTTCGCGGAACTCTTGCCCGGTCGCGGATAGGGTTTCGGGCGCTTTGCCCTTTTTCCTGAACCCTTCGCACACAGGTTCGAGTTGATTGCCGCGAGTATATCGTATATATCAGCCAACAGGGCGTTCGTCTTTGCTGTTGTGGACCATTGAGAGAGGTCAGGTCTTATCTCTCTCATAAGCGCCCCGTCCGGCGGTGTGTTCTTAATAAAATGATTGAGGGCAGACCAAGACAGCCTGCCCCCTACATCTGACAGTTCACAGCCTGCCCGCGTGATTAAGTCATAATCAACGGCCTCGCTATGTTCTTTTACAAAAACAGCAAGGCTTATGATTCCCCCGAGTTTATACCCGCCTTTTTGGTCGCTTCCTGCCAAGCCTCTGTTATTTGGTTATATTCAGCAAAGGTCAGGGTTTTGGAAACCTTTTCGGGTATATATTTGTTATAGAAGGCGACCGTGCCTTCAAAAGTGTTAAGAGAAGCCCATTCATCAAGAGTAAGGGAGGGACCGAGAGGAATCTCAACGGTCTCTTTACCAATATTCACGCGAAGGGTTTCAATTTCGGGTTTTTTAAGAGTGATTTCCATTTTAATCTCCTTTGATTATTTTGCGGTCTTGGTGATAGTCCACGAATCCGCGGTGATTGTCGCGGTCCAAGTGATAACCTCATTGGGTGCGAAGGTTACATCGGAAACCTCGGTAATAACACCGTTGAGGGTTGAATACTCGATTGTATCGTCTCCGTCAACCATCTTGAAGATAAAGGAGCGGACGGTCGGAGTGGTGTTCGGGCTGATTGTGGTGCCTTCAAAGAGAAGGGTGAAGAGGTCTGAATTTGTGGAGATGAAATTCGCCTGAACGGTGGGAAGATCCTCGCCGGGCATTGAGCGAATAACTGTGGAACTCCAATCCTTCAGAACTTCGTGTGAAGGGAATGTTGCGGTGATACCGTCTTCGCTGATAAGGATAGCGTCACTAACAGTAGCCGCCGTTCCCGCTGTGCCATAGCCAAAGTAACCGGAACCGGAAGCGTCGCCGATACCGAAATTAGCTTTATTCGTTGCCATATTAAAGCCTCCTAATTAAGAGTTATTGTTTCGGGGCGTGCTGTAATAAGAAGAGTTGCCCCGCACATAGCGAGATCAGGTCTCGTCCTATCTTCGCCCCAAGAGTATTGCGAATTGATTCTCACCCTTGCGAGGACTCCCCCTTGCGAAGCCTGAAGGATTCCGAGCGCCGTTCTTAAACAATCAAGAGCTTCGGCTTCGGTCTTTCCTCTCGAAGTGAGATTGACGGTGAAGGTGTCCGACATATCCTCTCCCTTCCAATCTGTATCTGTCGAGCCTCCCGTTGAAGTAACAAGGATATTCGGCAGAGTATAGTTTTTCGGGAGCGGTCTGCAATAGGCAGTCAAATAATCACAAAGCGCTTCTCTGACCGCGTCCTCTATGTCGATTGACTTTTTTATAACCATTAATTCACCGCCTTTGTGAGAGCTTGTTCCTGCTGTTCTGCAATCATCGTCTCTTTATCGGTGGTATATACGAAATACATCCACCTCTTTGAGCCGTAGGCGGTTACGATTCGCCCGCCCGATTTGAAGCCCTCTGAATTTTCAGAGTTTAAATTCGAGTTTGCTCTGTCCTCGATTTCCTTTGCCTTTTGGTCGCAGATTGAACCCGCTCCCTCGCTACAAAGTATTTCCGAGAATCCTTCGTGATTCCACTCGATTTTGATTTTTTTCAACCCGACCACCTCTGAAGGTTAAGTTGAATGTGAGTGACTTTTCCGCTCGGAGATTTCCATTTTCTCGGCTCTCCGTTGATTTCGTAAATATCCCCGTTAAATGCGACCCTGTCCCCTGCCTTGACATCTGTCTCGGGAGGAATATATGCCGTCCATCCGTCCGCGATTCCGAGAACTCTTCCGTCCTGACTTAATGAGGTTGAAGCGGGCTGAACGGAACACCCGTTGACGGTTGTCTGCGTTGCCCTCGCCCAATCAAAGATGGTTGAGCCTCTCGAAGTTGTTTCTGCGGGCCTTAAGATAGTAACTGTATCACTCGCCCAATTCGGAAGCATTAAAACACCCCCGTCAGTTTATAAGGCGACAGAGCCTCTTTTTCTGTTGAGGATAAACCTGAACCCGAGGCGTCATTCATCCAAGTTGAATTATAACTGATTGAAACACCGCCCGCGGTTTCGCTCTGGACTCCCGTATTCTGTGAAAGGGCTTTAATTGTTCTGTTAAGGACTACGCCCTCAACTGAACCCTTGATTGAATCGGGAAGCCCTGCCGTGTATGTGATTTTTACGGCGGTATAGGGACCACCGCCACATGCGTTGACAAGGAGAATCCCGTTCGGCTGGAGTACATACTGTTCGACAGCCTCTCCGCCGATTTCGATTGACTTGACCGCGCTGACATAACGGGCAGGGAGCTGAATCAGAACGCCCCCGCTGACTTTCGTGACTCGTCTGTCGAAGAAGGTCGTGTCAAATTCACACTCAACGCCGGGAATCAAATGCCAGCCGCAATAGTCGCGAACAGATTGGCTCACAGCCGCGAGCATATCCTGAATGCGTCCGTCGGAGGCGTATTTGTTCGCCGTCAGAGTGTTAAATTCCGAGAGCGGGAGGAGTGTCTCAAGCACATCTATATTTGGGATGTTATAGCCCCAGTTTGTCAGTATGCTCATTTCTTTGCCACCGCTTTCTTTGACTTGTTAGCAGGCTTCTTCGCTTTGTTCTTAACTTCCTTCGCTTTCTCGGCGGGCATAGGTTTCTCCGCCTTCTTTCCGTGAAGGACAGCTCCCTCGGGAACTTTATCGTCTGCAAAGCGGTAAAGTTTGCCATTAAGCTCATAGGTCTTCATCGCGCGACCTCCTTTCTTGTGATTAAGGGAAGACCCGAAGGCCTCCCCTTATCCTTTAATTATTCCTTCGCTGCAACAGCGTATACGCCTTTGAGGTCAACAACAGCGCAAGCGAGTCTCTCTTCGCCTACAAGGGTGACTCTGTTGTAGATAGCGTCATCCTCGTTCTGCTCGAAGAGACGGACATCAATGCCGCCCTTCTTCCAAATCTTAACAGCCTCGCGAGCTGCAACGATAGCTTCTCCGGATGTGATTCCAGAATCAGCAACAACGGGAACGCCCCAGATTGTGGTGGGCATAGCATAGTTGCCGTTACCGTAAGCACCGGTGAAATAGCCGCCGCCGATGTACTGCTTGTTAGCATCCTTCGCGCTCATAAGAGCATAGAGGTCAGCGGGATTTACAAGGACTACAGCTGCGTCATAAGCGGAATTGCCTTTGATAGCAAGGATAGCCTGAAGAACGCCGTCTGCGAGGGTTTCGTCTGCGCTGGTGTTATACTCAGCTGCGCCGATTCCGCTTGTGCCTGCGATAGCACTTACAACAGTAGCGTCCTCAACTTTGCCGACCTGATATACAAGGCTGTTCTCAACCTCGGAAGCGAGGAAGGGAGCGTCAGCGAGAATCTCGTCTGTCTCCTTAATGTAGGCGGCAATCTTGGAAAGCGGAAGAGTGACACCCTCGAAAGAGGTGCTGTTCGCGGGTTTCTTCGCGCCCTGAGCGGTTACTGCGGGAGCGCCTTCGTAAGCGCCCTGGCGGAAGTAAGTGATAGCGTTGCCGCTTATCTGTGTGTTGGTGAAGTAGTCAGCGACAGCTCTTCTGCGGGACTGCGGAGCAACACTTCTGTCAACATCGGCAATCTGCGGAGCCGTAACTACATCGGTCGCGGCTTTCAGGTGCATAGATACACCGGATTTTCTGTCGGTCATTTCGTTCGCTTTCTGTGCGAAGATTTCAAGTTCTGTCATTTTGGTTTCCTCCTGAATTTCAGTTTTTTCGCCGATTGAATCGAGAAGAGCGGTCTTTTTCTCCGCCTGCTCCATTTCGGCTTCTTTTGATTCGATTTCCGCTTTGAGAGATACGCCCATTTCAATAGCCTCGGCGTCATTGTTTTCAATGCGCTCTTTCAGCTCTGCGAGTGCGTTCTTCTTCTCTGCGATTTCTTCACGCAAGGTCATTTTGATTCCTCCGTAGATTTAATATATGCAAGAAGTGATTCCTTGACAGGATTGCTCTGCTCGGGTTCCTCCGCCGCCGCGTTGACCTCTGCTTCGTCCTCTCCGTCTGCCTCATCTTCAAGAACACTCTGAAGGAGTGTTGTTGCCTGTTCGATAAGTGTTATTGCCTGTTTGATAGTGTCCGCGTCCTTTTTGCTGTTTCTCTTGCCCGATTTCTCTTCGACTTCCGCTGCCTTGACCTCGACCACGCCCGCGTCATCGTTCGCGGGAACACAGACGCAGGAAATCTCGAATAAATCAAGATTGCGGAGTTCGTTTGCATTTCTGCCATCTTCGAGAGTGACGGGACCCTGCTCTCTTATGTCATAGGCGAATGAAAACTTTGAAAGTCTGCCGTCTTTGTAAAGTTCTCTGACTCTCTGCGCCTCCTCTGTTCCGTCAAAAGAAGCGACAAAGTGAAGTCCCTTCTCATCCTCTTCCGCGTCTGCTGTGCCGATAAAGGATGAGAGATTATCCATTTGGTGCGCCCACAGAAGGGGAATACCTTTTCCGCCGTTCCATCTCTCTTTGAGAGTGTCGGTGAACGCTCCCTCTTTGACGATGTCTCCGTAACTGTCAGGCTCTCTTATCCAAGTTGAAGCGTAGCCTTCAATAGAGCCGTTTCCTTCGTCTTTGTAAGCGACTTTAAATTCTTTATAGTTCATAGTGTGCCTCCTTAATCTATCGTGATTGTAATGGTGCATTCACAATTACACCCGCAGGATTCATCGGGGTCGAGATTGTCATCCCCCGGCCATTCCGCTCCGTTGGAGAATTTCTCGTCAATTCCCACGGTCTCGCCGTCCATAGCGAGATGAGTGTCTCTCGGGTTTTCACCCGTCACCCAAGTTTTCTCAACTCTCTTGCGAATCCCTTGCTGTTCCGCCTGATGAGGTGCTTCGTGTGTTGCCGCCCATCCCGCAGCCGTAAGAGCGAGAGCCGCTCCCAAGATTTTGGAGTGTTCCCCTTCTCTTATTTCCATAGCGTGAGCGGGTGTGTTTTCGGTTTCGGGATTCGACTCCATTTCGTCTATCGACTCCTGAAGGTGTTCCCTTGTTTTTATGTTGATTGCTTCGGCTCTGCCCTCGGATAACTTTCTCAAATAGTTTCTCGTTTGTGCGGTGCTATACATAGAGCCGAGAGCCTTTGCGACCTCTTTCCCGTGAGCGTCTGCAACCTCGTCAATTATCGGTTCGAGGTCATCGGCTAACTCTCTGTCCCATCTCTCTTGATTCCACCATTCAGAACCGGCACCGATTTTCGGGAGAACCGCTTTCGCCTGCCTCTTGAAAAACTTTGAAAGAACTTCTGCCATTTTCTCTTTTTCTCTGTCGGTAGGTGAAATGGGAAGGACAATGGTTCTCGATTTTAATCCGCTCTCCACTATTGCCATCGGCTCTTGCGGATCCATGTGGGTGTCCTGCGGCGAAGCCTGACCGCCTTCTACTACATTAAGCGGAACGATTAAATCATCCCCGCCCTCAACGGGAGGAAGGTTATTGTCCGCTCTCGCCTCGTTTCTCGTCATCCAAGGACCGCCGACAGCGCTCTGAAGAATCGAAGCTCTCTCCTCAAATGAGCCTTTGAGCTTCTCGGTCAGATCAAATTCGACATAGGTGTTCGGGTCCGCGTTTACCATAGGAAGTAAGAACGAATTGAATCTCTGCTGAATCATCTGAAGAATAGGCCCGAGGCAATCCGCATATAATGCCCTCGCGTTGTCTTTCGCGCTTGCGTAGGTCTGTGTAGTGGTGTGCCATATAAGCGACGGGTTGATATGATAAGCCGCCGCCACGTCCTCCCTTGAGAGCTGCTTTGTCTCGGCGAATTGAGCCTGCTGAGCGTTAAACTGATACGGTTTGATTTCCATACCGTCCTCAAGAATCGGCATTTTGCCTCTGTTCGCTCCGCCTTTGCCCCAAGTTTCACGGAAAGCCGTTGCGAATCTCGCTCTCTGTTCGTCATCCCACGGCGCAACATCCTTCGGTCTTGTTATGTAAGCGTTAAACCTTCCCGAAGAACTCCACACCTCTGTTCTGAATTTGTCCGCTTGTATCTGCTCCATTAAAGTCTGTTTTAATGCGGATATCGGTGATTGACTTCCGCCGGGGTTACCGGGCGAATACATCCTGAAGGGGATAAACTCGTCAGCGGTGAGAGTGATCTTTCCCGTTCCGTTTGCAGAAACAATCAATTCGGTAGGCGCGTAATTCGTTTTGCTTTTCTGCTCTTTCACCCATTCCCTCGGGATGATTCTTAACTGATAGCCGGAATCGGAATCGGGGTCAGGTAACAGCCAAAGGAAAACCTCGCCCATTATCAAATATTCAGTTATGAATGAATCGATAAACTCATAAGAGGTCTGGTCTTTGTTCGGTCTCCATAAGAGTTTGGCGGCGGTGCTGTCTCTGTCCCTTCTCCTCTGTGACTCTCCGTCCCTGACATAAACCTTCAAAGGTAATTGAGCCACAGAATCAGCGAGGAAGGAAACAACCGCGTGAAGGTTTGCCTGCGTTTCATATAACCTTCTTGCCGTTAATCCCTCGACACTCGGGATAGCGCCCGGCTGAAATCTGATATTATAGACATTACCTCCGAATAAAGCTCGAAGCCTCTCGGAAACGCCCATATATATTCCCCCTTTTTATACGAATAAAAGAGAGCCGCCTTTTGCATAAGCCGACTCGAATATTTTGCTTTCTTTGTTATTTATCTTTGTCATAGCGGCGAAAGCTGTAAAACAAGCCATTAACGGAGCTATGTCATCAGGACTTTTTACTCTGTCGGGGAGTTCAATTCCTCCGCCGATATTCCTTAATTGACAGGTTTTCCCCGGCATATCAAGAACGGGTTGAGGTAAATGATATATCCTCGCTCCCCCTCTCGGTGTTTCCCCCGGTAATACGGGAGCCGAAGCGGAAATCCCATCGTAAAATCTGCCCCATCCCGCCGTCAAATCGGGACCTTCTATCGCACACCTCTCCACTCCGTGAAGAGTGCAGATTTGCTCCGCTAAACCCGCCACGGGTGCGCCCCTCGATTGAAAGGCTAATTTCATCGGTTGTTTCATAGCTCTCGCCCTGAACCAATCAATAGCCCATTCTGAACCGATTCGCCTTGCCGCGACTTCTATATGATAGTTTCCGTCCTCTCTTAAACCACAGACCCCGATAGTCACCCATCTTCTGTCTTGGCTCATATCTATCCCGTATACGAGAGGACTTTCGGCTGTGATAAAACTCGCTTCGTCAATTCCGCCTTCCCAAGCTCCATCGGGGAACGGTTGCGGAAGAATTGTCTCGACTTGCTGACACATACATTCCGAGCGGAATTTATTCTCGGGGAAGGTTGAGCGGTTCGCCATTATTGCCCTTTCCGTTAATCTTCCGTAACCGAGAGCGGGATTCGCCTGCGCCAATGCTTTCAAATCGTCTGTCTTTGACCCATCAGGAGCAGACCACTCGAAAAGACCGACAGAGCCGTCAATCTCTCCGCCGAAGTCATCATTTTTCCCCAAGGCTGTTGACCGTAGCTGTCTTAATACTATGGAATCGGGGTCGCCCGCGTTTGAGAAGCAAATAATAACTCCGTTCGGTTTCGCCACAGTTGAAGCGGCCGCAGCCGAAAAGGTTTCCCAATCTCTATGCTCTCTTATTTCGTCAAGCATAACTAAATCGTTAGAATCTCCTCTGCCCGCTCTTCGTGTAGGCGCGCCGACCTTATACTGACGGTTATTCGATAAAATCAATCTCTTGTTTCCGTTTGTCCTCGATACCCGATCAATCTCGCCTTTCAGGATTCCGATATCCTCTTGGTCTCGGATCACGGCTTCCCATACCTCTTCAGCCTTATCCAAAGACAAAGAAGTCCCGAAGATTGACTCAACCCCGAGAACATTCAAAAAGAAAGAGGCAATAACTTCGGACAATACTGTCTTTCCGTTCTGCCTCGATACTAATATTAAAATTGTGCGAAATCTGAACTTCCACTCCGTTTTGAAGCTGCCGACAATTTCAAACGCATGGATTAAACACCATTCTTGCCACGGGTATAATTCTTTCCCCAGGACATTCTTCGCGTAGTCTATCACAGCATAACCGAGGGAAGTTGACGGGGATAACTTTCTCATCGGCGGCGTATATAACCGCGCTTCCTTTACTCCATTCATTTTGCTATCTTATACTTCTTTCTGAAATCATCGAGAGTTTCTATATTGCCCGATCTCTCTCCGCCGTTTAATTCGCTTTGAACCTTTACGATGTAACAGTAATCTTTGAAAGCCGCTCGAATCTCTTGTGAAGCCGGATTCGCTTTGAGGACTTTTTCGCCCTGCACGGTGGTCATCGTTTGAGCGGCAGGGAGTTTGTCATATATTGGGAGCTGTTTCTTTATCCACTCTCTCATGGTTGATTCTATTTCGGCGATTGTCTTTTCCTGTTCGGTCATAATTTCACCGCCTTATTCGTGTAAAGACACTCAAAGTTGACCGCCGCGTTTTTGACTCCGTAAGATGACCGAAGTTCTCGCGCCCATATCATTTTGAATCTGCTGTCGCTTATTTTGTAACCGCTGAACCATACTTGATATGGTCTGCTATATACCCACTCGTAAAATTCTTTGAAATTGAACCCGCCGTCATAATCAGCCTCGGATTCATAGGGAGGATCAATATAAACGACATCGCCTTCTTGATATACATAATCGTAAAGAGAGCCACAATGAGTTTCTATCTGTTGCAGGCGTTCTGTTCGAGTGAGCTGTTGTATCTGTTGCAGGCGTTCTATTTGAGTGAGCTGTTGTATCTGTTGCTTATTATTTTGCTGAAGTCGCTCAAGTCGCTCAAGTTGCTGAAGTCGCTCAAGTCGCTCAAGTTGCTGAAGTCGCTCAAGTCGCTCAAGTTGCTCAAGTCGCTCAAGTTGCTCAAGTTGCTGAAGGTCAAATCTTTTCTTCATCTGCCGAGCATACCCGCAGAACTCCATTCGTCTGTTATGAACTCCGCTCGCCTTGACTTTGCTCCTGACATTCGGCAGAATTTTGTCAAGTTCATCGTTCCATTTATTAAACACCACGAAGTCGTGTGCTATATGTTTTAACGGCTCGACATCCTTGCCGAACATATACTCTTTGCCGGTATTTCCAAAAGACCATATATATTTGACATAGCCGTCCGTTTCTTTAAGCCTGTTGAAGTCCTCGCGAGTTATAAACGGCGGCTTAAAAATCGTATAGTTGTATTTACCCGCGAGAGCGTTTCTTATTAACTCGACTATCAGCGGATTAAAATCGTTATAATAGACCGTTTCAAATTTCCGTGATAAAACCGCCGCGTGGCTCATAGCAAACCCGCCACCGCATAAGTCAACGAATCTCTTTCCGTTCGGAAGCCGTCTCAATATATCGACCGCGATTTTTGTCTTGCTCCCCATATACGGGATTCCGTAGAGCTTAGGCATCGTTTCTGACCTCTATCTCCATGCCACAGTTCGGACAAGTTATTTTCTTTGTGTTTGATTCTTTGTCGAAGTCAATATCATCTTGGTCGGCGAAGAAGTCATCCTCTGAGCCTTCGAGCGGTTTATTTGTATCGAATCCGAATAAGCTCATGTCAATCTCGCCGATTGACTCAAGCGAGAGGTCCAGCGCCTCCGGGATGAATCCGCTGTTCATCGTCAATTTATTGTGAACCAGCGCGTAGGCCCTGCGCTCTTCGTCGCTCAGATCATCAAGCCTTATACATTCGACCGTATCGTAGCCGAGCGCCTTGAGGGCTTCATATCTGCCGTGTCCCTCAACGATAAGATTCTGCTCGCCCCATACTGCGACGGGATCGTTATTGCCGAACTGCTCGATGCTTTTCTTTATCTGCTCGATCTGCCAATCGGGGTGTTCTTTCGCATTCTGCGGGTCGGGGGTTAAAGCGTCAATTTTAATTTTGACAATCTTCATCTCGTTTCCTTTCTGCTTCATAAAGTTTTGATTTCAGCCGTTTTAAATATTTGCCATAGTCTCTTCTTAAATACGGGGAGTCGGTGTCTCGCAGAGCCGTTCTGACTCTGCTCATCTCGGTTCGTATCTCTTGCGGCGTCATCGGGTCTCCTTTCTCATAAAAAAAGTTTCAACTCTTCGGAGGGAGAAATCAC